TCTGCATAAGTTCGTTTTTTAATAATATCGGTAAGGTTGTTTCTTGCCCATTCCAGACCTTGTATCGATCCTACAATCTGTCTATAATGAGCATAATCTTCAGCAGACCCACCGCCAAGTGTCAATCTAAGTTTTTGAATCTCTGTATTAAACTCTTGAATGACCTCATCCCAAATTTCCATTGGTTAAGTTTTTTTACCTTTTATAGGATTTGGAAATTTCCAGTTCCTGTCATATTCAGACCATTCATTTAATGTAGCCCTAGCTTCTAATGGACCTATTGCATCATCTTTGAATGCATCTCCATAAGATTTGCCAGAAGGTTTTACATGATCATGATAGCCTTTACCCTTCTTCATTACTGCCATTTTTAGTCTCCTTTTTAGATTGTTCAATTGCTAATTTAACTAATGCTTCAAGACCTTTCATATCCAGATCTTTCTCATCTCTTTTATTTTGTTCTATAATATCTTTCATAAGTCTTTCTTTTACTCTATTATCTTCCGCATCAATATCCATTTCTTTTATTTCTTTTTTAGAGTCTCTGTCAAGTTGAGCTTTCTCTCTCTTGAAGTTATCTGAAGAACCTGTCTTAAGCATATCTATGATCTGTTCATTTTCATCAAGTTCAAGTTTCTTATTCTTCAGTTCCATTTCAGCAGCCTGAACAACCGTATCTGATTGCAGCTTCTGTTTCTCCAGTTCTACCTTGGCCTGTTCCAGAGCTACCAGTTGCTGTTCTGGAGACTGTGCTTGACCCATAGCCTGATTAGCATTCATTACCTGTTGAGAAGCTTGAACCATTGCCATTTCTACTACAGCAGGATTTTGTGCTTGTTCTGGACCTGCCTGTTCAAGAATACCTTGAGCTACTCCATTCATCTGTTCCTGATATTTCATAACAGAATGTTCTTGTATATTAGCTTCCAGAATAGGACGTATCCTTTGCATAATAGGATTAGCTCCATTCATAGGATCTTGCAGATAAGCCATCTTAACTTGAATATGAGCATCATGATCTTGACCCGGAAAGGCCGCTATGGGAATTCCCTTTGTAGCAGCCATGATATCCGAAACCGGGTCCATAGGCTTTGGTTCTATCTTGGGAGGTAGAATTTCTTCCATGTTAGGCATGTTGGCTGCATTAAGAATAGTTCTATTTAATGCTTCCATGTTAAACATACCTGGAGGAGATTGCTGTGCCATCTGAAGAGCCATATTAGCCAGCATCATACGATGAGCATTAGATGGTATATTAGGATCAGATACTGGAACTATATCTATTCTTCCATCAAAATCTTTTTTGAATATACTACGGTCTTCAAAAGGAACATCATAAGGATATTCATTAGGAAGATAATCATAATCTATCTTGGCAAGTATCCTGAACTCATCTCTTTGAGATTTATGTATACGTTTATGTATTGCTGTAAAGAACTTACTGCTTGCTTCAAGTAAAGCCATAGTTGTTCCTACAGGTCCATAGGAGGCAGCATCAGAAATAACTTGCTCTGTACTATCCGCAAACTTCTGACCAGCAGCAGCTACGAACTGGAGCATCTGGAATAGAGTAGAGGAAGGCTCTTTATAGGGGAGAGGAATAATAGCCTTTGCAAGATCCATTCCAGTTGCTTCAACCTCCTTGAACTCACCGGGGGAAATAGGTTCATTGTCACCAACTATCCTAAGTCCCTTGGCCTTGAAACCTCCTTGTAGATTTGCAAACTGACCTGCATCGATCAGGGATCTCATTGCAGCAGTTGCACTCATGGTAAGATTACCAAGGAAGTGTATCAAGCCCAATCCATAGAAACCAAATCCGGGTACAAATCTGTAGTGTACGAAATGACTCCTTTTTTCCATGTTTGTATCATCAGGTTCATAATTTCTACGAATACTTAATACTTGTCTACTTTGTTCTTCTACAGTTACAATGTAGGGCAGTGATTGTTTTTTATTTTCAATATCAAGATAACAATGCTGTTCCAGTAGTACATATTGCGGATCTTTATCAGCAGAAGGAGATAAACCAAGAATAGTATCCATCTTCTCTGTAAAAGACGTAATTGAAGACTGATTAGGAACAGGTAAATCTACTTCTTTATAAACACCAGATAGTACATCTTTCTGCAATTCTACAGGACTTCGATAAATAACATGAGTATATCTATCAGCATTTCTTAGATCAGTAGCATAATAAGAGACATAAAACTGATCTATGGGAATAAATTCTGAGACAGGGCGTTTAAGTGTCGAACTATAATATATCTTCTTGAATGCCGAACCTATCAGGGGAAGATGGAATAGCATTCTTTCAAACTCATCAAAGTATTCGGGCATCTGTTCAGTTAACTGATAATTCATAAAGTTCTGAACACGATTAGCCTGTGTCTCTTTCTCAGGAGTTATCTTACCTAAGATGTTAGCCTTTACAGGACCGGAGCTAGGAAAGAGTTCTCCTGAAGCTTTTGACTGAAACTTGACTGCCGACTCAATCAGGAGTGGATGAACTGCTGTACAAGCTCCTTCAAAAGGTTCTGATCCCGGCTGAAGTTTTAATCCTAGAAGATCAAAACCTCTTTCAAACATAGACTCCCATTCACCTCTGGAATCTTTATCTGCCTGATAATTATCTATTACATCTGTTACAATATCTGTTAGATCTCCTTCTTCCAGAGTATCACACAAATCTTCATACCATTCTGCTATATCTTCTGAAGGTTCCATCATGACATCTTCACTGGCAAAGTCTACTATGACTCCACCATCATTATCGACTTCAAACGTAGCATCAAGTTCCGATTCTTCTACCGGAGCCATTGGAACTACATTAGATATTTCTTCCGGTATCCGATCATATGGGTTTTTTTCAGTTGCCATTATTTATCCTATGCCAAAAATATTTTCGGGCTGGTTAAGCATCTTAGCCGCTTTTTCTCTACCAAATATACGAGCTAGATTATCAAACTGAGGTTGAAGAGATTGACCTATTGAGGCTACTTCAGACCGTTTGGCTTGTAATCCTGCAATTCCTGTCGGTTCTTTTTCTATCACCTCTTCAGAAACAGAAGCTGTTACTGGTCTACGTTTACGTCTTGTTATAGGCTCATTTCCAGTTTCTAACGTACTACGATCAAATCCGGGTGTATCTTCATAAGATATAGGAGTAACAGTACCATCTTCATGTACATGTACACGCACTCCATTTACAGTACCTGTTCCTATTACAGTACGTGAGAAAAAATTTAATGCTCCTGTAGCAAATCCTCCGGGTGCCCATACGGGCCAATCTATTCCATCATAAGGTTCAAAATCTTCAAGATCTTTTATATCTTTAACAGCATCCTGAAGTTCTTCTCTTGTCAATTCGTCTTGAGTAAACTCAGACTTTTGCATTCCTCTTTCAGTAAATTTATTTTGTAATTGCTGATTTATTAAATCTAAAGAAGTTCTCATGGCATGTCCTGTTGGACCTATAGCTAATCCTATACCTTCTACCATAGCATCTTTATTCTTATCAAACCAATCCATGTAATCTTTAGGAGCATCAAGAGAAAAAGCACCCGGACCTGCTCTCCAAGCATTAAAACCTTGATTATAAGCCATCTGTTCTGCTTCTGATCTAGTCATAGGATCTTGTCCAAGCAATTTTCCAAAAATTCCATGTCTATATTGATCTGTTAATCGAGCATCTTCTGTAGGGGGTTCACTACCTGACATAGAGTCTGGATCAGTATATGCATCAGAAGAAGATAATGCTGGTTTATCTGATACTGGAGTTCCTAAGTCTCTCATTACTTGATCATAAGTTTTACCCTGTTGCATTAGGTTTGCAATAATTGCTGAATTTACTCCTAATGGACCTTTTGTAAAAGATGGGGTCCGTACTGTTTTATCTACTTGTTTTTCAAGAGTATCAATTCCTGATCCATAATTTATACTATCAAAATAATCAGCCGTAGCCTGTTCAGTAGCTGCTGCCTCATCGTATTGTGCATCAGTAGGGTAATCTCCCCATTGATAACTGGGAATACCCATTGGTCCGGGTTTACCACTACCGCCCATAGCTTTCAGAGCAGAAGCTTCACCCGGATTTATCCATGCAAGACTGTGAGGTTGTCCATTTATGTTAATAGATTTCTTAATGTTTGATAATCCTCCGGGCATTACTTTACCTCCTTTAGCTCTATCTCTAGCTTTCATATTCTCTCTATGTTGTCTATGTGCTTTTTCTAATCTTCCCATGTCTCTGTTTACTACTGGCCCCCACGTAAATATATAATCAATTTGTTTTTGTTTTTCTTCAGGACTTAGTGTATCATCTGCTAAAACATTATCTATTGCTTCATTCTTACTAATAGGAGCTTGTTCTGGTAAAACTAAAGAAGTTCCTTTAGTACCTCCATGAGTTTCTGTTACCCAATGTCCTTGTGGATATTGATCCCAATACGCATCACTCCTTGCTTTTTCAGCTTCCGTTGCCCAATTTTGCATATAATCTCTATATGCTTGTGGACTTTTAAATCCTCCTTGCATCATTCCTCTTAGACCTTCTTGTCTATAGGCTTCCATTCTTCTTTGCATTTCAGGAGAAGGCTGTAAACCTTTTGGCTTATTTGTAAATAAACCTATAATGCTTTCTATAAAATTTTGATCTCTATCTCTATAATCATCTAGTCCTGTTGGTTCTGCTGGCTGACTTCCGGGTGGTTTGCCATATGCTTCTCCGTGTCTGTAAATATCATGAGGAGAAGTACCATGTACACGCTGATCTTCAATATCAGGAGGATCAAAAAAACTTTTTTCTGCTACTTCAGGTCCAAAGGCTCCTGTAGAATAAGCAGCTTCCATATCGGCTGAACTAATTCCCCAATCTTCAACACCACCTCCATAAGATGTTTCCTCAACTCCAGCATCTTCATCACTATAGCCACCTCCCCCAAATCGTCTTATAACAGGTCCACCGTTATCTCTATAGGTATATCTAGGTATAGATTTGCCATACACACTGGTAATCATACCTCCCCCACCTTGTCGATGGACAATAGAAGACAATCCAGATCCATTCAAGATCCGGTCAGCCTGATTATAAGCTCTATTGAAAATTCTAGCCATCTATTCCTCTATTAATCCCTGCACTATTATACCATACAATTTTCTATTTCCCAAATTAAAATGTCCAGTAGGTATTTTTAGGTTCGGAAGGTTCGTCTTCAAGGTCAGGATCGTCAGGATGAGTAAGGTGCCAGGACTCTTTCAGGTAGTGTACTGCCATTGTCAGGGCATCTACCTGATCATCATGAGCCGCATTGGGAAACCGTATTAATTCCTCTATCAGGTCATCTGCCCATTTCTTGTTCTTGGGTATCCAGAGTCTTCCTGCTTCCATGATAGGCGAGGCTGCATAAACTCTGGATACCTTATCCCGATCTGGGTTGTATTCCATGACCGGCAGTCCTGCTCTTCTCATATCCTGTATCAGGGACTGTCCAGATGCTTTCTTCTCTATCATGCAGACATCAGGTCTATGCTCATTATACAACTTCTGCGATATTCTCCTCAGTTCTGGATATTCAAAGCGTCCTTTGATGTTGCCTAGCAAGATCAGATGCGGAGCATAGGTTTCATAACCTTTTTCATCCTTATCGTATAGGTAGAATATCCCCCATGTCTGGATAACACTGAAATCCGCTGTGGTTTTAGTTGAGAAAGCCGTATCATAGGTCTGTATGACAAAATCACAGGAGGGAGGTTCAGGATCTTCCCAGTTTTTTAACCATCTTTTCTTGATTAGTCCTCCTTCTTCCGGTGTTGGGTCTTGCATGTACAGGGAATTCCAGTATCTGCTTCCATTACTGGCTTTTATTTCGTTCTCGTCTATTCGGAGAACCTCTTCTGTCTTCCATTCGGGAAAATAGCTGGTGCCAGGTGGAAGATCCAGCAATTCTGCGGATTCTTCATCAAGCCAGGCGGGAATTTTTATAACTTCCCAAGGAGTGGTTTCATATTCCGACATGTTCTCTTGCTGTTTTAGAAGCCATCCGCACAAATCGTCATAATGAAACCTTGTATTTATAATTACAATGGAACCATTAGGCATTATTCTTGTTCTAAGCCCTGCTGGATACCATTCCTTGATATATCTTCGACCTGCATCAGAGAATGCGTCCTCCTCAGACATGACATCATCCAGGATAGCTACATGCGCTCCTCTTCCTGCAATCTGAGATCGCACTCCAGCAGCATAGTAAGTGCCGCCCTGGTTTGTTTTCCACTTTCCGGCAGCTCTTACATCGCTTCTTAGGTGGACACCTCTGAATATTTGCTGGAATTCTTCTGTGCTGACAATGTCCCTTACTGATCTGCCGAAGTCGGAGGATAGCTGGTCACTGTGAGAGACAGTCAAGATCTCATGATTAGGATTTCTTCCTATATACCAGGCAGGGAACAGTTTAGAACAGATCACGGACTTGCTGGAACGGGGCGGAAGAAAGACCATCAACCTTTTTATTTTTCCATCTTCTATATCTTTGAGCTTATCAGAGATAAGTTTTATATGATTCCCCATCAGGAATCCGGGAACAAGGGAAGGAGCTACCAATCTGACAAATGTCAGGAAGTCTGTATTGGATTGTTGCTGAACCTGTTGCGAAAGTAGTCCTTTAAGGTTCATAAATGATTCTAAATAATTTTCTTGTATATTCATGGTATATATATTATACACCATAATTCTTAAAAAGGCAAGAATTATATTATATAATAATATATATATATAATATATATAATATATATCTAGAATTCGCTCTAAGATGATCTTAATGATGATATTCCCTTAAAATTTTAGTCTCTTGTCGGGGATCATATATATATATATCACATGGAAGGTCATTTTTTCGATGGGGGTCGGCAACATTTGCTAACTACTTGGGAAACGGTCATTAATAGTTACCTTGATTTGATCTATACAGTATAGATTTCTAGGTTCTAGGTTATTACTTGGTTATTACTTGCTCGATACTTGTTATTACTTAGGGGAATGTTTGGGGATATGTCCTATATATGTCATCCAACAGGGGAATAAAGAATATGTATCAGCCTATCCTTATTCTTAGTATAATTTGATAGTACAACGTTGTACCATACTAGAATATTTCATAAGCCTTTACATATGTTTCATAATGTGCATACTGTGTATTGTTATTGTTATTGCTCTTTTACATTGTGAATATAAATACACTTCCAAATTCTAAACTTGGTAGGCATTACCCGCTTGCCAAAATTAGTTGGCGAGTAGGAGCCTACCGTTAATTGTCATTTAAGGAGATTTTTCTAATGACAAAACCTACTCAAAACGCACCAACTTCTAACATTTCAGTTTTTCAAAACGATGTTGCAGCTT